CTGCGCTACGCACCTACAGTACAACACTAGACAATATTCAAGGCTTAGATCCAGAAGGCTATGAAGCATTCAAACAGGTGATTGCAAATTCAGAGCTGTCGGCAATCCCAAAGTTATTACAGGCGGCACAAGAAATTGCAGCCCTATCCGAGTCAACTAAGAATGCTCAAGAACTTGGCACTGTGCTGTCGGCGTATCTTGACCGCATCTACGTGATTGACGAATCAGCTTCCGTCACCCTCGATGAGGCAGCCGAGTTGTTCTCTGGGGTTAAAGCCAGAACGACACTCAGCGTGACCGAGCAAGAGGTTGATGACTTTGTAGAAAGCAACGCAAGGTTAGGGGATGTATACGGACAAGACCGTGACGCAGCCCGAAACGCTTTGCTATTCCAACGAGCAGCAGAAGCCACCCTCCAACGGGAGGCAGATGCTGTAGGGTTAGAGCAACAAGGCGATGACAGGTTTGTTGTGGCTGATGCGGCGGCTAGGGAAGATTCAGATCCAGCCAACACGGTAGGATTAACAGGTGACATCGCGTACAAGCGTGGCAGAAATTCAAATGCTGCGGTGGCTATTGATGTACAGGGGCACATCGAATCGATTATTAATAAGTGGAAGAACAAGCCTAATGTGCAGGTCTTCTATAACGTAGATCAGATTCAAGACCCGGAACTCAAACGTCAGTTGTCAGCCCGTGTAGACGGCGGCTCCTTTAAGGGTGCCATTGATACAGAGACTGGTGCGGTGTATATATTTTCACAGCACATAGAAAGCCTAGAGGATGCTGAGTTTGTCTTGTTCCATGAACTTTATGGGCACTATGGTTTACGTCGGTTCTTAGGTGACAAGTTAAATCCTTTCTTGGAGAACCAGTACAAGTTTAATAAGGCAGTCAAGGCTGAGGCTAATAGGCAATTCAATGAGGCTTTAAACTCTGGCGCACCTATGTCGCGCATCGAGTCTATTGAAGAAGCTATCTCTGACATGGGTGCTAAAGATAACACCAATCTATTCCGCCAGTTAATGGGTCAGCTAGTGAACTGGTTGCGTAAGAACAACATGCCAACAGTAGCCGATTGGATTGACTCGTCAGGCGTATCAGAGCTTGCGTTTGTATTGTCTGCTGCACGCAAGGCTGCTCGCAATGGCAGTACACCTCCCTTAACTGGAGCCCCAAGTGGGGTACTGTATTCACGCAACCAAGGACCAGCTGAGATATACGCTATGCGTGGGGATAACCTCACTGGCTACGCTCGCCTTAACCCTGCCTTGAATGTCTGGACTGTGTTCACTATCACAGACGTGGCAACTGGAGACTACGGTGCGGTAACGGTTGAGAAGCTAGAGGACGTCACTCGTATCCTTAGTAAGGTTGGCACGCTCAGAAAGTCCAAGTCCAGAGCTAATATGGCAGCAGCTAGCCCGGGTACCTTGCAACAGATACCAGTAGAAATTGATTTGAGTGATACGAAGAACTTAATGCGTAACGCCCAGATTAAATTGCAGAACCAATACCTGCCAATCTTTGAGGTTGCTCAGAAGATGTCTGACATGGGTTTAGAGAACACCGTGATTGACGACCTCGTTAAGTACGACGCGAGGCTTGGTGAGAGAGTGAAGCACTTTGAGCGTAGCTTGTTAAGCCTTTATATAAACTCCTTAAGACCATATCGAAGAAAGGCGGTACGCTCGATGATGTTGAGCGCTATATATTAGCTAAGCATGCACCTGAGCGTAACGCTGCGATCCAATCCATCAACCCGTCTAACACGCAGGGTTCGGGCATGGCGACTGGCGTTGCTAAGAATTTAATTAGCAGTATGGATAGCGGTCGCTGGTCTGAATACTCTACTGAGCTAGAACAGATTCGTTCTATCTTTGACGCTATGAGTGTGGATAAAACAAACTACATGTTAAGCAGCGGCCTGATAAACCAGATGGCATTCAAAGGGGTCTCACAGTACAAGCATTATGTGAACCTATCTGGCAATCTGAACGAAGCCGAGAAAGCCATGCTGGGGGCGCGTAGATTCTCATCTAGTGGCAGCGGCATGTCCCGTGCTACTGGTCGCGGCACAGAGGCTGTAGACGTCTTACAGAACACTTTAAACTCTTACCTCACCACAATCATACGTGGCGAGCAGAATAAAGTTAAGACCTCTATCTACGATATGCTGAATCGGCATAGTGACCCATCGTTTGTTCGTATCAATCCAATCAGTGAGCGCAAGCAAATCAACTTTGATAAATTGAGTCTTGATAAAAAGATTCTCAATCTACTGGGCGACCAACAGACCAAGCAAAGCGGGGAGCAATACCTCAATGACCTACGTTCTAAAGTGCAGACTAACGAACTCACAGCAGACCAAGCTGTCAGCGAGTTAAGACAGCGGGTCAATCAGTTGGAGCGCATGAGAGAGATCGAGCCTTCTGAAGCTAACGCTATTATCCGCCGCATAGATGCCACGGTTATCGAGTCAGCTCGCCTGTCACCTGATGGCTATGTCAGTATGGCTGAAGATAGTGGTGCATGGAGAGACCCAAACAATATGGTTGCTCGCATTGATGGCAACCCAATGATTATGGAATTCCAAACGCGTGGGCAAGAGTTCGTGCAATCTCTAACTGGTATGCAGATTCAGCCAGCTGGTGGGTTCGTAAACGCTATCGGCGGATGGAACAGGTTCTTTAGTCAGATGGTGACAACATGGAATCCAGCTTGGTTGCCAATCAACTTTGTTCGTGATGCTCAATCGGCCTTCTCTAATGCAGCAGCAGATCCAGAGGTCGGTGTTGAACTGGCTAAGAAGATGGCAAAGGAGTTCATGCCAGCGCTTAGTGCGGCTTTCAAGTACACAGTATCAGAGCAGGCCACCGATAAGGATGGTATATGGGGTGCGTACCTGAAGGCTCGTGCCAAGAAGAACCCATTAGATCCTAAGTACCGTGCCCTCATTGATGAGTTCTACGCATCTGGTGCAGCCGTATTCTTTCTTGACCGCAAGGGTACAGAGGCTACGTTTGAGAAGTTAAACCGCAAGATGAATGGGGCAAAGGGTGCCTTAGAACATACTCAAGATTGGCTAGAAGGTGTTGGCGACTTCATGGACTTGATGGCAACCCCATCAGAACTGGCACCACGCTTGGCAATCTACAAGGTCTTACGTGAGAACGGCAAGTCAATTGAGTTCGCATCACGTTATGCCAAAGAGATCACGGTCAACTTCAACATGAAGGGCGCGTCAAAAGAATTCAGAAGCCTATACGTTTTTGCGAACCCTGCCATTCAAGGTACGTTCCGTCAGTTCAAAGACTACAGCCGTGGCTCTGAGGGGGCGAGTAAGTACTTGCCTTCCAATCGATTTGCTGCGGTTGCTGGCTCATGGATTATGCTTGGTATGGTAACAAACTTGATTGCTCGTGCCATAGGTGGCGACGATGAAGAAAGACCCGGTGTTGATAAGCTCAGTACTATCCCTGACTTTAAGCGCAACACTAGCCTAATCATTGCTCCTGGAATCTTGGGTGGCTCCTTGCCTGTAGCTTATGGCTGGAACGTCTTCTCAGCAGCTGGCACCTACATGATGGATGTTATGAACGGCAAGATGAAGCCAGAGGTTGCAGCGTCTAAAATACTAGGCTCAGCTTTTGATTCCTTCGCCCCGATAGGCTCTGGCGCTACATCCGAAAGTCTTGGTGGGTTTATCCTCAAAGCCGCACTGCCATCTCCTGTGGTTCCGGTACTAGAAATTGCAATGAATGAGAATAGATTTGGCGCACCTATATTTAAATCCGCCAGCCCGTTCTCTAATGTGCAAGAGTCGGATGCATACCTACACTTTAACAATGTTAGCCCTATTTCTAAGGCTGCTATGCAGGGTATAGCGCGTCTAACTTCTGACGGCAACCCTAAGTACACCCCGGGCTTAATTGATGTCAACCCGGCGGTTATAGACTACATGATTTCATCTTACTTGCCGGGTCTATTTAATGAGGCTTACAAGTTTGCTGGGTTGTCAGCCAATCTTGCAGCTGGTCGTGATGTCAAAGACTTGCCCGTTCCAATCTTCGGTAGGTTTGAGGCTAAGACTCCGGAGGGTTTTGATACAGGTGCGTCAAGAAGGTTGGCTCAGGCTGTTGACACTAAGTACAAAGAGTTGACGGACTATGGCAACACTACTGAAGCTCGCCGTGCACAGATACTAAAGCAGCACCCTATGATTGGTAACGTCAAGGCCATGATCGGCGCCACTGACAGTAAGCTTCGTGCAATCAATATCAACCTTAAAGCTATCGAGAACAATAGCAGAATATCTGAGGCTGAGAAAGTTAAAACGCGTAACAATATGGAGGTATTAAAGAAGAAGTACCGGGCTCAACTCGTAGATGCCGCTGTAAAGTCTGGCTTCAGAGATGAGATTGTAGATAACAACGCCCCCGGTATTCTTGGCAAGGTAGCAAATAGACTTAGAGATTGACGATTAGCCTAAGCCGTTTGATTAGATCTACAAACGGCTTAGCTTTAACCCTAGCTACGCCATGTAACTTATGACCGCTTTCGACTAAGGCATCAGCTGCATCGGTAAGCCTCTCGGCATCCATCTGTATCAGCAATTTGCGTATAGCCTCAAGATGCGCTTGCTGTGCAGACACTCGACTCTCGACTGCAATATAGTATGCAGTCATACCAGTCAATGAAACGTATGCTCTACGCAACGAATCAACATCCATCTTATCCACGGTATCGGACGCTTCAAGCTCAGCTACACCAGCTATCTCTGTTGCCTCTTGATGCACCCAGTCTTTACCCATATAAGTACCATCTACTTTCATTTCCTACTCCTTAAACTTTTGTTCAACATAAGACTCCATTAGTCTTTGTGTAATAATTTGAATGCTATACGCTTCGTGCTCTGACCCCGGCTTATCCTCGCCATAGTAATCAACATAGAACTGCCAGACATGCACCGCTTCATGAACAATCAGGCATGCGATTTCGATGGGGTTTAAAGTATGACCAGCGTCGACGCAGACCACGATACTCAAATGATTGTCCGGTGACTGTAGCTGATGTGTCGTAGCATCACACCCACCTTGCAGCCACACAGTGCTTTGACCCACACCTATCGCACTCATGAACCTTTGGTACCGTTCATCGTCCGTGCAAAGTGCAAGCTTAAGCGGCAGCAAACCCAAATCTAGTTTCATCCAACTTGATTTCATTCCATTCTCTCCTTAAGTACTGATCTATATATATTCTCTATGATACCTAGAGCCACGTAATATAGTCAATCATTGTGTTATATTTTTTCTTGCACTGTTGTTTCTCAGGTGACTGGAAATATACTAGCCCAGTTACCGACAACCCAATCGCTAATACAATCTTGATCGGTGTAGTTCTTATCCACGTAATCCCTTCCGAATTTATGGCACATCTTTTCGTACCAGTACTTGTGCCATATATGCAAGATAGAAGCCTCTGATAATACCTCGACTACCGTTTCCCCATCTTGGTCTGGGTAGACAATCCGATAATGCTTCATAAGAATCTCTCCATAAATCGTATACCCGTTGGGTACATATCACGACAACGTGTACCATTTCTTACGTTTCGTGTACATGTTATGTGTTTAAATCCTTGGGGTTTGTGGCAACCTTTCTACATATAACTCCATTAGTGTTTGTGATATACGTTGCATAGCTTAAGCTTCTTGCTCAGCGGCCGGGCTTTCCTCGCCGTGTATCTCACGTTGGTATTTCATTTTGCTCTCCTGTTAATAACAACTAGTGCCATGCAATGTAATGATTGCTGTTAGGCTAACCACCCATGCCACCACTATAATCAGTAGCGTGACACAGGCTAAGGCGATTACGTGTTGCACTCAATGCCTTTGGTTGTCTCTTGGTTTGTTGGCTCAGTATGCGGGGATGATGAAGTCAGTTTCTTTTTGTTCTCATTGCTAAGATACTGAGCAACCGTACGACGATTAGCACACCCTACACACACCCATCGTTTAATCTTTGCTCCGGTCCATTTGCCTGACTCTTCCCGCCTCATGCCCTGACAACTGGTGCAATATTTAAACCCATCCATGACTACTCCTTCTTATCCAGACGTTGGCTGGCATGGTGATCGGAATATTTATCCGGGTAACGTGCCGACAACTTGCGGATATTTAACTCGGCAACCTCTGCCATACTGACGTTTAATACAGTACAAGCGTAAGCGCAATACCAAAGCAAATCACCTATCTCTTCGAGCACGTTGTTGACATCAAGGTCTTGGTTGTAAACCGTATGCTTCTTAATAGCATCGGCAAACTCACCCGCCTCTCCCGAAAGCCCAAGCGCTGCATGCAACATGTCAGACTGAAAGCTCTTGCGTGAAGCAGTGCGTGACGCTAGGGTTTGGTAGCCATCAAATTCATTCATAGTCTTTACTCCTCATTGTGTTAAGTCTTAAACCACTTAGGTCGTTGTACTGTGCCATTCAATACAACCTCGACATACTTGGCACTCTCTCTCGCTGCGTTATCTCCAATGCTCTTACGCCACTCCTGATACAAGGCGAGGCGCTTCTTCTTATTGCGGGCAAACTTAAGCGCAGCAAAGAACCTCTCCTCAAATCTATCTCTTGTTATGCGTATCTGATCCTGAAGCACAGCCGTCTCTTCAGCTGTATAACCCATTACGATTTAACTTCAGCGTCAATCAACTTGCCATCCTTATCAAAGATTAAAATCAAGTTTTCTTCATCGCCGTCTTGAGCCAAGGCAATGCCTAGAGTCCGTGTATTGAGATGCTCAACCAAGAGGCAGGCGTATGACTTATCATCTGGCTTCTCTTCTTTGACACGGTATAACGTATCGTCATCAAACTCATGGTTCTTTTTTATATCTACCCAACGTTCAAACTCTGTATCAAACTCTTGTATCTGCTTGCCTTCTAGCTGGGCCATTACAATTTTAATAAACTCTGGCACCGTCATTGATTTCTTAGGCATACATCTCTCCTTTAATCGTCAGCCACATCAGCCAACTTGCAAACCAAATCATTCACCATGAATAACTTTGGTTGAGTAACCTCTACTATGGTAAGTACTGCCATGTAAAGATAAGTAATGATACAAGCATGAACACAACAGCCACAAGTAGGGATACCCCTATAGTGATGAAATACCACGCTCTGTTTTCACCCATCTCCATAAAATGAAACATACCCCCTGCGACCAACGTAAGTATTACTCCTACAGTAAACATCACAGCCATCCTTTAGGGCGGTCATCACCCTCTGGATACTTGTCTGCATACAGCGTAAGCATTCTTAGGTTGCACATGGCATGCGCTATGTGAGGCAAGCCTGAATCTGGGTCACAGTCTTCACCTGCTTGCCAAGCCCCTAGATGACGCAATGCTGAAGCCAAGACAGCACTCCAAGGCATGCCCTTCATCCAGTTAAACCGCTTGTACTTCTGCTCCCCATACTGCCAGACCATAGCCTCTTGCTCTAATGTCTTAAGTGGGATCAGGCTGAAGTCTACCTTGCCATGGTTATACCGTGCCCCCGTACCAAGTTGATCGCTGTTGATGTCGCCTATGCCTTTGTCATCGTCAACCTTTGGCAACAAGTGGTCTGGCAACCGGACAGGTATATGCCCGTTAATCATATTGTCGTATATCACATTCACTCCCTAATCAAATCGATTGATGCCAACACCTAACTCACTAGCTATATCGAACAGGTCTTCGTCAAGGCTTGGCATTAAGTCGTCCATGTCTGCATCAGGTCTCTTCGCCCGCTTAGGTATCGCAACCTTAGCCACCCTTGGCACCTTCACCTTGGGTATTGGCTTAGGCTTGGCCACCCTCTGAATAATTGGCTGAGCCTTATCTACCATCTCAACAGTTGCAAACCTGAACTCACATGCTAGACACCTTCGCTTGCGCCGATAGGTCCCGATGGTTGTCCATCTACTATCGTAGACCTCTGTTTTAGAATTACATTTTGTGCAATTCATGCCGCACCTATTGCATAGTCTGGTTAGTCGAGAGCTTATCCAGAGTAATTCTGTGAAGCTCTTGCACTGCATCATTAAATATTTCACAATCATTTCTTACCTGATGCAAGCTGCGTCCCGCTACCGTACAAGTAGTAGCAAACAACACAGCAAAGACTTTCATCCAGTCTGAGAATTGCATCTCAGGATGATGGTGAGCAAAGGACACCCATGAATCTGTGAACAACTCCATGCTTGGCGTAGCCCCCCGTTTGTTACTCATCATCATTCTCCTTGTATTGCTTACGGATGTACGCATCCAAGTCATCTTGCTTGAAGCGGTAAGACCGACCTATCTTTGCTGCAGGCAATGCACCAATACGCGCAAGCCTACGCACCGTGTAGATAGACAGGCCGACATACTCAGCGACCTGCTCGACACTTAATAAATTAACAAAACTCATAAAACCTCCTTGCAATGCTTGATTAAAAAGTCATGGCACAAATGAATGTGAGTCAACTCATCTAGTTGCGCCTTGTTCATAGTCACATACCGTGGAATGTCACTGATAGGCTTCTTGCATAAATAACTATTGTCAATCGGGTTGTACTCATACACCTGAATCATCGAGCCCAACGGCGTCCTGAACTTGAGCCCCGTCAAGTTGGTACTGTTTGCAGAATGGAGCCGCTTCGCAGTACTCTGCACATCTTCGGTAAGTACCCTTTCTCTCTTCAATAAAGAGGCCGTCAGCGATTGGTTGTTGAATATCATCTTTATCCTCATACACTCTAATGGCACGCTTGCCGCCCACCTTCATTAACGCCCACTTGGTTCCTTCGTACCAACGCTCTTCGTCAGTACAAAGAACTTCTTCACCTGCGTCAGCCTTCTGGTGCAAGGCAATGCGTTCTTTAATGTACGCAAGCACACGCTCGTCAGACCACACAGGTATCTCAACCGTAGCGATTGGCACCTCCGGGTAGCCTTCCTTTCTCTTAGACTCTGACTGTTTCCAATCTCTAAGTATTGCTATGATGCGAAGCTTGTCTACAGGGTAGCCATTTTGTACGGCTAGATAGCGCAAGACATTCAGTTGACGTTCCCAATCCGTATAGTCTGAGCGCATAACCTTGTATACGCCAGTCACCTTATAGTCATCTAGGTATTCTCCACTGCAATCCATACGATCAAACTGACCCGACAAACTCCAGCCATCGATGTCTACATACAACCTGTCCTCAACAACATCAGATCGATTGGCGCGCTCTAAGATAGTGTGCACCGCTTGGCCTAAGAGAGACCAGACCCGATCACTGACATCCTCAACGATAGCGCTGCCGTATTGCTTAAGCAGTGCCCGCTTTTGTGGGGCATCGATTAACTTCGTCACAGAAATATCACCGCCCCCTTTGTAAGGGTCGTTCTTTACTGCTTGATAGATAGCATCAGGCAGGTTGTAAAGGTTTGTTAGGTTCATACATCACCTTCATCTTGGTCGTTTGGCGGTACAGATTCCGGCATGGCCTCGCCAAGTTGTGCAGTCGCATGCTCTTTAATTGCGTCAATGACAGAAGCGGAATATTTATATGGCATATCCGACAGGACTGCTAGCAATTGGTTGAGCTCTTGAATCGTATAAGTAATCTGTTGCATGTTCTTTCCTTGGGTTGTGTGTGGTTCCACCCCTGATAAATCAAACAGTGGTGGTGTTAAATATTTACCAGTCGATGTCTGCTTCATTAGACTGCTGCTGCTTAGGTTGCGTAGGCTTCTTAAAATCGCCCGTGTCGACATCAAGGCTACCTCTAAGGTACTTGGTACCTGCTTTGCTTACAGCCTCCCAGAGACCGCCTCTGAACTTGGAGCCATCAGCCATCTCTATTACAACGTTAAACGCAGGGGACTTAGGATTGTCTGATGCCTTTGCTTTGAAGACAGAGATATTGTTGTATTGGGTCATGCTGATTCCTTTGGGTTATCTAAAATTTTCTTCTGTAGTCTGGCGATAATATCTTTGCAACGTGCGCGTGGCAGTTGGCCAATCTCAGATACTGTGTATGCCTGTAATAAAACAACAGGGTCTAACTCTGCTTGAGCAATCAGTCCACTAATGATCTGAATCTCATCGACAGTTACAAACTCTACTTCTTTTGCCACAGCCTTTTCTTTTGGTGCCAAGGTGTGTGTCGTTGCATCGGGGTCTTCATTGGTAGGGATAGCAAACAACTGGAACGCCATGTACTTGTATGCGATAGACAGCGCTTTGTTGGTAGCCTTATCGCCTGAGTCCATAGCCTCGCCGGGCACTACACATGTAATGAATGAACCATCAATGGTTGAATACACCTTGTACTCTACCTCGATGCTGACATAGAACAGGGGGTTGCCACGGCTAGTCGCACGTTCTGTTACTTCTCTACTCTTGATGTTTGGAATGATGACAAGGTTAGCTGCGACTAAGCTTTCTGCCATGCGATTCATAACATCATCGATACCTCGGAACGCAAATCCTTGCTGCTCGTTCCTACGGTTCTTGCCGATACCGTGTTGGGCAAAGTACCCAATGACCTGATGTATACCGCGCAGAACTTCTGGCGGGGCGTTGTTGGTAATCATAATCTCTCCTTGTTGTTAGCGCTATTAAAAGCATTTGATGTAGCACTAGTACATATATTAGAACAGTAGTGAAGCGCATGTCAACGGTTTATTGTAAAAAATATATGTGTTGTTATTTAAATACATCAACCAATAATATGGTGGCAAAACATACAGATGACAATCAATTTATTTTATTTACCTATTGCATTTATTAAGATGCCATGCTTATAATGGTCTGGTCACTAAGGTGAATGCGTAATTGTGGTCGGGGACAAGCAACGGCAGCGCAATTATTAAGAGATCCAACTGTGGGATAGAGCGAGAAAAGGATCGGGGGCGGCGAAGATAGCACCCCTTGCTCGAAAGGCTGTCGGGTGCATGTCTGGCTCCAAGGAGAAAGATGCAGAAGGCGTAACCGGGTTGGGCTAGGTACGTCTTCACCAAGGAGAAAGTGTTATTAACTATAGTTAAAGAGTTAAGTATAGTTATAAAAGAAAAAGAAATTGATTGTAAGAAGTAGTTGTTCTAAGTATAATTAGAGAGTAATAAAAACAAATAGATAGATAAGGAAGAGTGTATGAAATCATGGGCAGACTTAGGGATAGATCTTAAGGGGCACACAAGTGGTCAGATTAAAACCACATGTCCTAATTGCTCCGAGTCCCGCAAGAAGAAGTCATACCCCTGCTTGAATGTAAACGTAGATCAGGGTGTATATAACTGCTGGCATTGTGGCTGGGCGGGTGGGGTTGGAAAAGGATTGTTTATGCAAACAAATAAAAAGCAGTATCGTATTCCAGAATTCAAACCAAAGATGTTGACTGATTCAGCGCTGACATTTCTACAAGAGCGTGGCATAACTCCAGAGGTTGTAGCTCGCAATCAAGTTTCTATAGACAAGAAGTACTTCCCTCAGACAGAGAAAGAATATCCTTGCTTGGCATTCCCTTTCATCAAAGCCGGGCAGATTGTCAACGTTAAGTATCGCACAAGGGACAAGTACTTTACCCAAGAAAGCGGTGCTGAAAAAACTTGGTACAAGTACGATGACATTGACCCTAAGTGCACGATCATTACTGAGGGTGAGTTCGATGCACTATCCTTTGAGGTTGCAGGTTATCGCAGCGCTATCTCTGTGCCTGACGGAGCGCCCGCTATTGAGGCTAAATCATTTGACCGTAAGTTCACCTACATCGACGTCGAAGATCCTGCTATAGAGGCTGTAGAGAAGTTTATATTGGCCGTTGACAATGATGCTCCGGGCCGCAGGCTTGAAGAAGAGTTGGCGCGTAGGCTTGGCAAAGACAGGTGCTATAGAGTCAAGTGGCCTGAAGGTTGCAAGGATGCCAATGAGTTGCTGCTTATGGCTGGGCCGGGGGCGCTTGCTAACCTAGTCAAGTTCTCAGAACCCTACCCAGTTGACGGCATCTTTGAGCTTGAATCTTTTGCTGCTGACCTAGATGCTATCTATCAGAACGGTTTACCCGCTGGGCTCGAGACTGGGTGGGACAACTTAGATTCTTTCTACAGACCTATGGATGGGCAGTGGACATTGGTGACAGGTGTGCCGGGCATGGGTAAGTCAGAGTGGTTAGATGCTCTGGCTATGAATCTTACATCCAAGCATGGCTGGATATTCGGAGTCTGCTCACCAGAGAATCAACCTGTTACCTATCATGCAGCTAAGCTCATGGAAAAGTATGCCGGGAAACGTCTACACAAGATGACGCCACAAGAGTATGCCGATTCTAAAGAGTGGGTCAATCAATTCTTTAAATTTATTTTGCCAGAAGATAGAACCCTCGAAGGTGTACTTGAGAAGGCCAAGCTATTAGTGCGCCGCTATGGCATGAAGGGCTTGATCCTTGACCCATACAACGAGATTACACACACCAATAGACGTGATGGCATTAGTGAGACTGAGTACATCTCTGATTTCTTGGCACAGATTAGGGGCTTCGCTCGCATGATGGGCATCCACATTTGGTTAGTGGCACACCCTACTAAGCTACAGAAACGAGACGATGGTACATACCCCGTGCCTACAGGCTACGATGTTGCAGGGTCAGCGCACTTCTTTAACAAGGCAGACAACATCATTGCTGTACATAGGGATAAGAGCAACCCAACCTCATTCTCTGAGGTGCATATACAAAAGATTAGGTCGCGTTGGCTAGGTCAAATTGGCACAGTCTATCTTGATTGGGATAAAAACTGCGGTAGATACACCGTACCGCCGGGACATGGGGAGTCATTCATAAGATGAAGCATAAAACTTTTCGTAGCGCGCAGCTCCTGTCATTAGCAAGAGGTCAGGAGTGTGTGATGTGCGGGGCGAACGATGACACCATTGTCTCAGCCCATTCAAACCTGATGGAGCACGGCAAAGGTATGGGCATGAAGGCTCATGATGGCATGGTGTCTTGGCTGTGTCACCACTGTCACAGCAACCTAGACCAAGGGCGTGGGTCTTCTAAAGAAGATAAGCGTACCTACATCCTGACTGCTATCTGTAGAACGTATATGAAAATGTGGGACTTAAATTTACTTAAGGTGAGGAAACCAAAATGATTGACATCGAACGCATACTAGATGAGTACAGGAACCTAGCTGCTGAATACTCTAAGGCCAGAGCCACACGTACTTACATAGAGGAGTTTAAGAAGTCTCGCTTTGCCATACTTATGAAGGAGGCTGAGAAGCAGGGCTTTAAGACCGCCGCTGCACAAGAACGTGAGGCGTATGCTAGTCAGGATTACATTGAGTTCTTGGACAACCTACGCACAGCGGTTGAAAGCGAAGAGCGTTTGCGTTATCAGATGAAGTCTATCGAGATGCAAGCCGAGGTATGGCGCACGTCACGCGCTGATGAAAGGTTTGAAAGGAAGCAATACAATGCGTAAGCACATTCGTATCCGAGATATATTAAATGACAATGTTTCTCATGCACACCCCGCTTGCTTTGATAGCTATGAGCAATTCCACAGGTGGAAAGAGATGCTGCACATCAGCAAAGAGAGTGCCTTTATTGGGTACTGTGTTGACTGCACGCCAGAGTACAAGAGTAAAATGATGGGCGAGAATAGATGTGACCACCCTGAGACGAAGTTTGTTAAACGCACGACAGCAAGAGGTGGGTCTGAAGTGATAGGTGCTTCAATCAATTCATTCTTTTGGCACAGAGACGGAGCCGACACAGGGACAGCAGATGAAGATTAACAGTAGACGCAAAGGCAGCACAGGCGAGACGGAACTAATCCACAGCCTTGAGGCATTTATCCCAGAGCTGCTAGGCAAGTTGGCACGCAACCTAGAGCAGACAAGGTGGGGTGGCTACGACATTACAGGGCTGGATGGCTGGGCTCCAGAGGTTAAGAGGTGCGCCAAGTTCTTGCCATCAGGTATGGTTAGGCATTGGAAGCAAGCAGTAGATCAGTCACGGAAAGAACGTCTGCGCCCTGTCTTGTTTTACCGAGCTGACCGATCTGAATGGAGGGTAGTCATGAGATTGATTGATGTAGTGGGCACGGAAAGATTGCCTGCCATGGATTTTTTTAATGATGAACTCAACAACTTTGATTTCACATTGGATATGTCATTGAAGTCTGCATCGCATTTGATTAGGAAGAGCCTCGATGTTTAACTCACCTGAACAGGCGCTATCGTTTGCGTTTCGTGTGCGTCAGTACGATGTGTTAAGCGTACCTAGTGCTATGTATAACTCCAAGCAAGCGCACTCTACTAACAGAGAAGAGAGGTTAAGTCAGTATGATTTACATGCACAGTCAGGTTTAATTTTTTCTTGGTTGTCACGTAGACCTTTCGATGAGCAGATCTATGCGTTCTTAATCCACGGAAATAACGTAGAGCGAAGAACTGCGGCGTTGTTGTTTGCTCGGCAGAGCAAAGCGATGCTAAAGAAGTTCGGGTTAAGTAACTATGCATTGCGTCAAGCTATTTTGGGAGGCACAGTGAGGGAGGTGTCCGCCGATTCGGGACTGTCTCACTATAGGGCATGGAAGTTTAGACGTGAGTTGGCAGGTTTCTTGCTACCAATACAGGACAGGCTTATGAGTGCAATGTACGATGAGCTTATTGACCTATCGCACACTGCATCATAATCAGATTTGACATATAGATATTGTATGAATATAATTATTGCACTCTCCTTACTTGGTCCCCTCAACCAAGTTCACCCCGGCTTATCACCGGGGTTTTTTTTTTACATTCTGCCAACCTTTTCTCTAAATTCAACAGGGACTTGATGAATGTTGCAAGGCAGTAAGTTCTGATCTTGTATAGCAAAGTATGTAATCAATTGAGCATTGGTATTGCATGAACCCATGAGTGTTTGTCTTAACTGCAAGTCAGCTGTCGAGAGCATATAGTACAAAGTTTCTCTTATCTCACCTGCTACTATCTGGCCTAAGATTTTAACAAAGAAAGCAGTGTTGTCATTAACACCTTGAATCATCTTATAATCTCTGATGTTTTGTCTGTACAAGCAGAACAGCTCGTTGACTTCATCGTACCGATTGATATAGGTTTGTGCTTGTTTGTGTATGCTAGCCATGTGTTTCTCCTTAGGTTATGTTGGCAATAGACTTGAGTTTCTTCTCGTGCTGAAACCATAAGTCTATAATTTCTGCTGCTGCATCGGCTGGTGTATTGATTACATAATCAACCGAATCCAAGTACGAGAAGGTTTGGTCTTTCTGTATCTGAGCTACCTCGTATATGAACCTTGCTGCCATCTTAGGTTCATCTAAAGCCCAATCGAATGCACCTTCTTCTCCGCGTTCTTCAACGCGCTTGTAACAAGTCTTAATCAAATGCTTAAGCGCGTTCTTGCTGATAGGTCTGATGATACCAACCTTAACCTTTGCTGGCTCTACTTGATATTCGCTAGCAAGAGGCAGTGACAGATCAGTATCGTTAGTAACATCTAATGCATCCCATGCTTTCCATGTGGGTGATGTGCCATAGTACTTAGGATTCCAGACACGAGTTGATGTCTGAGGGTATTGGTATGCAGGTTCTTTGCCGTATCCAAACTTCCATGGAGTCCAGGCGTATGTATTGGAATACCATACATCGTTATGAACAATACCAGCATCTTTGTTAATGATGACAACTGCACCCTGTTCATCCATGAATGCAAACTTATTGGATGCACCTATGCTATCTTCTATCAATGCTTGGAAGCCATGGTTGTGAATCATACTAGGGTCACGCGATAAGATAGGACGCAAATGCGTTTGAATAAACTGCCATGTGTCTGACATCTTTGGATCTATGTTATAACCTTGGCGCAAGATACCATTGTGTGCCATCCACAAGCCGTGTATAACTTCATAAGGGTGACAGTTAGCTAAGTTAATCTCGCCATGTGTTTTCATACGCAAGTGTATGATTGCTTCTTTGCCTGCTACTTCTTTGTTGTATAGAGCGTTGATTTCTGCAAGCGTGCCTACTGATTTAATTACTTCTACAGTAGCGCCATCCTTGACGATAGCTCCGAAACCATCTGAGTTGCTGTAATAAAAGTCTGCGATCTGCTCTGAAGAGAAGACGGTGTTTTTTGGATGATGAATGAGTATGCACATTGATAGCTCCTTATTAAGCTGCTAAGTTTTCTAGGTCTGTTGTGTCAGAATTGACGGCACTGATTGATAAATATTTTCTTAAGTATTTTGTATCTTCTAAGTTGTCTGGCAAAGCTATGAACGCCTTGAACCCTTCGCTATTAAAGTCTTTGATAGATACATTGCCCGGCGTACAAAAATCTAACAGTGCGTTTACAAATTGCAACGCAGCCGCTATTGATTCGTACCTAAGAGACCCTCTGAATACTCTGAACTCTATTGTGTTTCTACTTGTGATGTTGACCACGTCATAACGACTTTCACTTCCTTTGTTATAAGGTGACATCTTGCCCATAGATGGATGTACTTGGCTGTAACCATTGCTATATCTACGAGCGATCTTTTTGATAAGCACTTCATTCTCTCGGTTGTGCATAAAAGATTGGATGCGAAAGATTTGAGTTTGACTTAAACATTCTCTGTCTACGTGTACATGAAAGCCGCATGACCCACTTTCATGTGAGCGCATACCCTGCTTAGCTGCATCGTTAGTTAAGAAAGCTTTAAACTTTTCAAGGTGAACATCCAATCCTGCTGGTTGTGTCACAATCTCAAAGCCATTTTGTACTGAGCCATCTCTCTCGAAGTAGCAGTACTCACCAGATTCTAAACTAGGATTTAATATTTCATGTATCCGACCAGCAGCTTTTGCTTTCTGTGTGTTAGTTGTACTGCCTTTAAGTTCTACCTCTAACTCGCAACCAAACAAACGTTTGTGAGACTTAAACCAAGGCGACAGTATCTTGTTGAAGCCGTGGCGCTTACTCCTGTGGTAGTCACCTATCAGTCCTTGATACGGGTTGTAATCAAGAGACTCATACCGTCCACGCATATCTGAATAAACCATTGCTGGGTTGCGTACATCAGTAGACATAGGCCCTTGATTTGTATAAATCGTCACGTGATTAGCGAGCGATATAAAGTAATCGTTTGATCTTACCCATAGGTCAGACCCATTCATCCTTTCAGCGCAATCGGCACATACATGATGTATGCGATGATAGTTTTCACTATCTCTGTAGTGACCACTGTCTACACCCCAATGCCCACAATCCATTTCCATTACGTTGTAAGAACTTAAAGCTGCAGTAATAAAGTTCTTGTCATTTACAAAAGCTTCTGCATGTTTATTGGCAGTATGAACTGCATGATCGCTAGTGATTGTGCTCCTGTGAGTTGAAACTAAATCGATCATAAACAAAGCTTTCATTGCACCCTTTGGTGAATTAGACTGTAATGATTCGACTTCGATTCTCAAACAAGAAATGAATTGATTTAACTTGTTTTGATCTAATGTGTACTTAACTGCAAACAATTCAACCAAGTACTGGTTTTTGCTGGCTGTTCTGCCACCAGCTTGAGACATAGCTTTGACAAGTTTCTTGGCACTCTCTTTAATGTATGCCAAGTTGTGAAGGGAAAGATTGTTTATGTTGCTTCTGAGTTCATCGAATGTATGCATGTTATATCTCCTATGGTAGGTTTGGTTTAGCTAAAGAGCCAATGCTTGAACGCTGTATGAAATCTCTTAATATCTTTTGCTGTCTTGGAGATAAGTTATCCCAAAAGTTGGTGACTGAAATTTCCTGATCCCAAATGATGCTGTCTGTAGAGTCATTACGAATCCAATCTAAATAACATTCCTCGTTATCGCAATCAGAATCTTCTTCATCTACATTCGTCAGACCAACTGTTAAGCCCATACGATTTAATAAACTTACAAACGTTGATTGGTACGTCTGCTCTGAATTTATTTGACTCAAGATATAGCTTTCGACTGTGAGTAGTGCCATGTCAATCTCCATAAAGGTTTAAAAAAGTAAATGGTATCGACCCCCTACGAAGTAGAAGGGGGGGGGCGATAACCAAGAGAGGTGTTAGTTGCTGGGGTTTAAAAAGAAGAGATGTGTTTAATGACTACACAACAGTTGTTATGCAATCCAGAAGCTTCACATTGAGTAAAGAATGTTCCTTCTAATTCTTCAAAGCTAAAGACTGCATCTTTGCTATAGACTTTATCCCACCATAGATTTAACTCATGTACTTCCCAACCCTCCAGTCCTGAGAAGTCATTGTTTACAATCGCGGAAAGATACTGCTTGCCTAGAGAATATTTAATAATTGTTGTGTCAGTGCCAAGACTTGTGTGTAAGCTCATCATGGCTTGACCTCTTCAATCGAGTACTCTTGCAGTTTATACTTAGGAATCTTTTGAGTTGTTGCTACAGATTCTTTAGCTGCTGCGTAAGCCTCTTTAACATTGACACCCTTAGCCTTTACCGTTACTACATTGGGTGCGAGGATCGCTAAGGTTACGTTGTAAGTTTTGATAACCTTCGACTGTGCAAAGCTGGTCTTCAGTCGATCTTTTGTTTCATCTATCAGCATGGCTACAACTTCAATAGGTAGATGCTTGGAATGTTCTTTCACGGCCACAACATCCAGCACATCTAGCTTCTTCCACATAATGCTTTGTATATCTTGATAGTCCATTGTCCTATCGTATGCATCTAAGAACATATCTAGTGCAAACTTTTGATACTTATCCATCATCACTCTCCTTGTCTGTCTATCCTATTGTTTTTAGGATGCCTCTTGCTCTTTGAACTGCATCTATGTTGTACATTTGCATCGCTAAATAATGTTGATGCGCTTCTTGTATTGACAGATGCACTATGTTTAACGCTAAGCTTTCTAAATCAAACTCATTACCCTCCCATATGTATTCGTGATCTAATGCCTCGCGTGTGCCAGAAGTATTGATTGTTGTGCTACGATCAGCCAAGTAATATCTAGTGCCAACTGTTAGCGGGTACATTACGGGATTTGTAAAGGTGCCGCTACCTATCATGACTCGCTTCTTATGTACTCCTTCTGGCACTTCGCCTACTGCCATGATTGTCACCTCGCTGGAAGCTAAGAGTTGCCAAGGCTTGCCACGTTCCCATTTGCCTTCTCCATAATTCCAGTACCAGATAGGTAGCGATGTGTCTTCTATGTACTGTTTAATTAGATCTGCGTTGCGATGTCTCATGTTATTCCTCCGATAAACCAATGCGTTGATAAAGCTTTCCGGCAAACGCTATCTCTGCCTAGTCGTCTGTCATATATAAATCACAAAGGTGCCATGCTTTTTTCTTTTTGTATACCCAAATATACTTAGACCCGTTTGGTGTTTGCCGATACTCTTCATCGGGATACCAGCATGGGTACTCAATATCTAACCATGCTTCATCAGGTTGAGATCGTACCTGTATGTCTGCACCGTTAAGCCATGCTTGCATTAAGAATATGTTCTTGCGTCTCATAATAAAAACTCCTTGGTTGAACTGAGGATTGCTTCCCAGTTATGCTCGTTAGTAAATAATTTTTTTGCTTCTTCAATCGAGTAGTACTGTACAGTTGTGCGCCAAGCATCCTGATCTTGGTATGCGAAGATGTATTTATGAACAGTTCGCAATGGCTTGATCCGATACTTTGTGCCTTTGTGCCATTGGGGAGACTCAACGTAACGCCAAACTTCTTCGTTTTCAAAATAAAACTGAATTTCAGCACCGTCTGCCCATTCCTTAATCAATTCTGCGTGTTTGTGCGGTGTCATTTAGTTCTCCGTGTAGTCGATGGATGTGTTGATTCTTTTCATAACTTCTTGAGTGATTTGGATGATCCTTCTTGGTGTCTTAGCAAGGCTAAGTATGTGTTTTATCTGGGATTCACTAAGGTATACAAATGCTTTCTCTTTGCACTCAACTGTTGCTTGTGCTTTGTCAATGCTTTCTTACTGGTACATATAAATCTCCTTGAATGTAAAGCCGAAAACTCTATGGCACAAACCACGGAAAGATATTCCATGCCTATGAGTCGTTGATGAGAGATGTGTCACGAGTGTGGGTTACAGTACATATCTCTGTAACCCACACCCATGTGTATTTAGAAACCAACTGCTTGACCTATAAACATCATTCCTACCAGAACGCAGATGAAGATAGCTGCACCCAGATATGCAACTGGCGGGATCTTATCCTTAACAGGTTTGTAATGCTTAAGCTCGCGCTGGGTCTGACTTGACCAGTTAGGTGAGCTGAAGTCGATGTGCTTGAACCAGTTACTCATGTGAATCTCCTAGATAAAAAACAATTGATTGAAATGTTGAATGCCAAAAACCCTTGGCACCCAACGACGTATTACTTGTTAGTAAAGTATCTACGTATAAGAGAAGAAGCATCAAGAGCTTCAGAAGTCTTAGATGTACGAAGAGTATCCAAGACTTCTAACATGCGATTGGCAGTCTCTAGTTCGGATACAGTCATACGTGCAACAACACGCCCACCACGAACACGTAAGAGTTCTTTGTCTTTCTTGGATGCAGGAGCAGTACGGATGATAAAAGACGCTTCCCATGATGTATCAGGCATAGCAGAATTGATGATGTTGCGATCAATCATGGTTTGAATACGGTAACGTTGCTTGTCGCTAATTGGCTTGGAGTCATCTGATTTGACTGTGTTTACATTGTCGAAGTTGATGTCGAGTGTTGTCATGACGTATACCTTTGAGACGTAGTTGGCTGTTAAACAAAATTGATAACAGAAGGGGGTAACCCCCCTCAAAGCGAAGCGGGGGGTTGCACCCGAACCGAAGGTGAAGGTAGAAAGAAATAGGGTTAGAAATGGGGGGGAGTTAGCTAGAGAAAAGGTAATGAAATCAAGGTTGACATTGCCATAGCACACAGACACCTCAGTTCTGCACACAATCGATTTAAATCATCGCCCCTATACCCAAGTGACACCTTGCATCGTTCGTTCAACTGAGAGGCTGTAATCAAGTCTATGGATTAGTCATGGTTATGCAGAGAGATAGATGGGATTGAGGATGAAGAGCCAGAAACATGGAGGCAGCACAGGAAACAATGATGTACATACAGGGAAAGGGTACCCCCATAGGGACCATCGAAGCTGGATAGGGGGGGGGTGGTACTAACAGTATCCCCTACACACACGCACCAATCACTTTTAAAACCCTTTAACCCCTAATCCTAAACATCTGCACACCTTTACACTGCTATCTAAGTCATCGAACACTCGGAGCCGGAATTTGTGTGGCAGCGAATAGCTTATCTTGTGTGTAGCATGTGGTGATACTGGGGCTGCCGTATGTTTTTTGTGTATGGACGTGGTGGGGTATGGACCCATCTGCAATATATGGGGGGGGTCCTGTTTAGTATCTGTCTAAATTTTTCTAACATGCGTGATAATATGTGTGTAATCTCGCCGTTAATGCCCGTATTTAGCTAGAGGATGGGCGCCTAGCTGCGGTGAGAGATACTTAAACATGGCGGGGTGGCGCAGTAGTAGCGCATCGGACTCATAATCCGGGGGTCGGGGGTGCAATTCCTTCTCCCGCAACCACAAAACCTTGGCACAAAATATGTTAAGCAAAGAAACTCTGCAGGAATACCTCAATCAATTTGAAGTGTTGCGAGGAATCACAGTGCAACATGAGAGCGAACTCAAACGTTCCTTGGCACCGCAAGTGGTTATGCTTAGTGGCATGGTCAATATCGAGGGTACCCCTCATTTGTTTGAAGCCGAGCTCAACCTTTTTGAGTTCCATGGGCGAGATGATCTGGTAAGACTCGCAGCATCTATGCTAAAGGCATTCGATAGGGCAGGCGTTGAAACTATAAGGTAAAGAAAATGGCAGCACGAAGAGTGAAGATTAAGCACGATGACAACACACGCTTGAAGATACAAGCCAGCCAGCTGATTAACCGTCTGACCGGGCATGCTCAAGGCACAGTAGACTTGTCGACCACACAGGTAAGAGCGATTGAAATCTTGCTACGGAAGATTCTCCCTGATTTGTCTGATGTAAAGATGGATGTCGACACCCAGCCTATTACGTTTAACTTATCCATGGGTAGCAAGAAGTAGTGGAAACCATTTCGTATGTACCTCCCGGCCCAGTGGCTGCAGCTTTCCATGCTGATGATTCTTTTGTTAGGGGGTTGATGGGTCCGGTTGGTAGTGGCAAATCAAGTAGCTGTTGTGTAGAGATCATGAGGCGTGCGATTGAGCAACGACCATCCCCCGATGGCATCAGACGCTCTCGCTGGCTCGTGATTCGCAACACCTACCCTGAGCTTAAGTCCACAACAATCAGGACGTGGGAGAACTGGTTCAGTTCTGCTGTAGCACCTATCCGATGGGACACACCGATTACCTCTGTCATGAAGATTGGCGACATAGGTGACGGCACAGCCATGGAGCTTGAGGTTATGTTTATGGCGTTAGACCGCCCGACAGAAACTGGCAAGCTACGCTCTTTAGAATTAACGGGTGCATGGATTAACGAAGCCTCAGAGATACCTAAAGAAATCTTTGATATGACAACCCAGCGTGTTGGTCGATACCCGTCAAGACTTGTGGGTGGTCCGAGCTGGAGTGGTGTTATCTTAGATACCAACCCATGTGATGACGACCATTGGTATTACAAAGTTGCAGAAGAAGAGAGTCCACCTGAGTGGGCATTCTTTAGGCAGCCCGGCGGTTTGTTTAAAGAGGGTGAGGTGTATAAGCCTAATCCAGAGGCTGAGAATGTTTACAACCTACCGAATGGTTATGAGTATTACTTGCGACAGGTCACTTCAAAGCAGGATGATTGGATTAACGTTTTCCTCTTAGGTAACTATGGCTCCACCAAAGATGGCAAGCCTGTCTACCCAGAGTACAACGACAAGGTGCACTGCCTAACCAAGAACGTGGAAGCGGCTAGAGGTTTGCCTTTAGTTCTAGGCTGGGACTTTGGATTGACACCCGCATGTGTTGTGGCACAAGTCACTACCCGTGGCAAGCTAATCATCCTAGATGAATTTGTTTCAGAAGACATGGGCATCCGTCAGTTCGCCAATGACATCGTGAAGCCAGCCTTGATTAACAAGTACTCCGGTTACACCATCTTCTCTGCAGGCGACCCGGCTGGAAACATTAGGGCACAAACGGATGAGCGCACTTGCTTGCAAGAGTTGCTAGAAGCTGGTATCACAACAGAGCCAGCCTCAACCAATGATTTTTTACCAAGACGAGAATCAGTTGCGTACTTCTTAACTCGTCTAACAGATGGCGAACCAGCGTTTGAATTAAATCCACGCTGCACAATAATCCGTAAAGGCTTGAGTGGTCGCTATAAGTTTGAGCGCATTAGAACTTCAGGCAATGCCAGATACAAAGATAGACCAGTCAAAGATATTTATTCACACATACAAGACGCCTTGCAGTATTTATGCCTGCGAGTGCGTAGTGGTTTAACCCCATCAAGGGCTAGAACCGTCACAGCAAAATCCGCTAAGGGTTGGACATAATCAATGAGCTACTCAAACAATCACCCAGAAGTTGAGATCGATGTCGAAGTTAAATACAACATGGTTGAGAACGACGGCTTTGAAACTAACCTAGCGGCCTATGTTCGCCGCTGCTGGGAGTCGGCCAAGGTAGCACGCGCAGAGATAACCGAACGGTTACTGAAGTGCGATCGACAGCGACGGGGCACCTACGACCCAGACCGAGCATCAGACATTGCACAGATGGGCGGCTCTGATATTTTTATGATGCTCACTGATGTGAAGTGTCGCGCTGCAGAGGCTTGGATTAAAGATGTCATGCTCAATCAACAAGAACGCATCTTTGAACTCAAGCCTTCTAATGCGCCAGAGATGCCAGTGGATATGCAGTCCGCTATTGTGGACTTGGTTCGCACAGAAGCCGAGCAGTTTGTTAATGAAGACGGTGAGCAGCTTCACCCAGAAACATTCCGCGCTCGTATGGAAGAAGTCTACGAGGCAATCAATGAGCGTTTGCAAAAGGAGTCTGAAGATGCAGCTAGACGAATGGGTGACAAGATTGAAGACCAGCTTAACCAAGGCGGGTTTAATAATGAGCTACGTAACTTCATCACAGATTTTTCTACTTTCCCTACAGCCATTATCAAAGGTCCTGTAGTCAAGAGACGCAAGGCTATGAAGTGGGGTCCACAGTTTCAGCCAATCGTATCGACAGAGTTCGTGCGAGAAGTCGAGCGGGTATCTCCCTATGACATCTACCCCGCTCCCTCTTCTACTGGTGTAGATGATGGTTATCTCATCCACCGCCAACGATTGTCACGCGCATCTTTGTATGCTCTCAAGGGCACGCAAGGTGTAGACAACGACGCTCTTGAAACGGTAGTGGCGCAGTATGGTCGCTCAGGCTACATGTCGTTTCAGGCGGGTGACACAGAACGCCGTCAGCTAGAAGGCAAACCTTTTCGCACACCAATCAATGAAGACCAGATTGAGACCCTAAACTTCTGGGGTTCAGTCAATGGGCAATGGTTGCTAGAGTGGGGCATCAAGGACAAAACAATCAAGTCGAATGAAGAGTATGAGATTGAACTCTACTGGACTGGCGGTATTGTTTGGAAGTGCATCATTAACCCAGACCCACTAGGTCAGCGTCCATACGATATTGCATCTTGGGAGGAAGTCCCACATAGCTTTTGGGGGATTGCTTTACCAGAGGTGATGCGCGATACGCAGGTGATGTGTAACGCAGCCGCCCGTAGCTTGGCAAACAATATGGGTATTGCATCCGGGCCGCAGGTAGAAATAACCGTAGACCGCTTACCTGATGGTGAGAACATATCCCAGATCTATCCTTGGAAGATTTGGCAAGTGACCTCAGACCGTACAGGTGGTGGTGCCAAGGCTGTGCAATTCTTCCAACCCAACATGAATGCTGGTGAGTTGCTACAGGTCTATCAGCATTTCGCCCGTCAATCAGATGAAGTCACTGGCATACCAAACTACATTTATGGTTCTAGTAATGTGAGTGGAGCCGGGCGTACAGCCAGTGGTTTATCTATGCTGATGGACAACGCATCCAAAGGAATCAAACAAGCTGTATCAAACATTGATAAAATAGTTTCAGGAATTGTGAAGAGACTATATCTGCACAACATGATGTACGACGAAGACCCCTATATCAAGGGTGATTATAAGATTGTTGCTAAAGGCGCAATTGGGTTGATACACAAAGAAACACTACAGATGCGTCGCAACGAATTCTTGATCGCGACAGCTAATCCGCTAGACTCACAGATTGTTGGAACTGAAGGCCGCGCTCATATCTTAAGAGAAGCTGCTAGAGGTCTACAAATGGATGTCAGTAAAATCATCCCTGACTCTAGCTCTCTTGAGCAGCAACGCATACAGCAAATGGCAATGGCTATGGCACAAGAGATGATGGCCCAAGCACAGCAGCAAGCGGC